ACTAAGTTGATCATAGAAATTAATGATTTTTCTATACTGAGGTTGACCCACTAAATTATTCAATACTATACGATCACCCATTTGGTAATCAACATTAGCAGTTTCTACTTTTTCAATATCTCGTGGTTTATCAGTATCTAAAATTGTTAAAGAATCAGTGATTACATCATAACCTTTAACATAAGCTTCTCCTCCAGAAACCTTTACACACATTAAATCATCTGAAGGAATATTACCTTGATCAGTTCTTTCTCCACTAAAGAATATACCACCATTTCCCAATCTATTATTTAAAGAATTCTCAACAGCTATACTAAAAGGTTGTAAAGCATAATTTCCCGATTCTTCATATGTTCTTTCAGCAATCCAATCTTTAATTATATTATAATCAGTTTTAGTTACTATTTTTCTAATATTTCCATCATCAACTCTTAATATCTCAAAGAAATCTGGATCGGTAGTATCATCTAATAATCTTTTAGTAAGAGTTAATGTAATTTTTAATCTATCGGCACCAGGAGCAGCATAATTAGTAAATCCTTGTGCATTATCATAAAGTGAAGGATCATCCTTTGCACTAATTATTTCTTCATCAACCTTTAATCCAACTTGATATGAAGGATTATTTGTATAATGATCTAAAATTATTCTTTGACTTTGAACATTTACAAATGTTCCTCTAATAAAATAAACACCTTCAGCTACAGCTGCTGCAGATCCAACCGAAGTTGCATTAGAAGAGATTAATGTAGCTACTGCACTACCAGAATTAATAGTGGTATTTCCATATGTAATATTTTCTTGAGCTAATAATACTTCTCCATCAAGGAAAGTGTATAAATTAGGATCATTAGATCCACTATTCAAATATTTTACATATAGTGTTATATCTTCTACATTATTACCATCAGGTAATGCTACCATATCTACTGATGCAGTAACACCAGAAGATTGACCCTTTAAAACTTTTCCTACAAGTTTATCGGTATAGATGGAAATATCAATACCAAATTGAGTAGCATTAAGTTTTACCGAATTAAAATTATTATCAAAAGTAGGAGCTCCAGGAATTACAATGGAACCTTCTTTAAATACATGTGTTCCAAAAGTTTGTACTTGATTTTGAAGGATAGATTGTAAATTAGTTAGTTCTCTTGCTTGAACTGGTAATCCTGGTTTGAATAAAACCCTATAAAAATTATTCCTGGGATCAAAGTCATCATAATAAGGACTTATATTTAAATCTTGTGCTTGTGCCATGTTTCTTTAAAATTCCAGAATAATTTTAATGTCTTCTTTTTGTCGAATATTTCGAGCGATTTCTTCTCTATTGTCTATGTAAAGAATATCACCAGATGTTTTATTTATCTCAGGTTCGGCAACGCCTCCTGTAAAATAAACTCCTAGATCAATTTGTTTAGAACCAGAGGTAAGTGTTCTACCAGTAAAGGCAGTGCTAACCGAGGCATCAGTAGGAGTTCCACCTGTAAATTTAATGCTGTTAGAAGAGGATTGAAAAGATAAAACTTTTGATTCTGAACTAACTCCAACATAATCTGTTTGATTTCCAGTAGTGGAATTATAATATAAAGATCTATCTTGATAATATTTTAAAACAGTAGTTGTTTTATCATATGAAGCAACGTATCCCTTAGCAGTACCATCAGTTACTACTTGAGTTATTTTAGAACCTATAGTGGGTGTAGTAGACCAACTATCAGTATCACCAGAATCTAATTTAATCGCTCCTAAAGAAGAATATTCACTAGAAGTAAAAGTTGACGCTATTGAAGTATATGATGATGGATTTTTTACAATACCTACTTGTGCAAATTTTGTATCACTTGGAAAGTCTTTAGTTGAATCATCAAAACGTGCATATACCAATACTCTATCAGCACCTAATTCTTTATAGATGTCATATCCATGACCTCTTGAGGGTGGAATGATAACAATCAAATCTGCATATGTAGCAGGGGTTCCTGTATCTGGTTGAAGAGGACCTAAATCCACCATTCCATAACTATATCCCGTTCCACCTGCAGTCACTACTGCTGAAGTAATAATACCATTAACAGTGGTAATAGAAACTTTACCTCCCGTACCATCACCCAATATATCACAAGAGAAAGTTCCTACTTTATAACCATCTCCAGCATTTTTAACATATATTGTTTTAATTTGATTTAAATTAACAGTAGAATCACCTGCTTCTCTAACACTTTGAATTTGTGAATTAGTGGAGGTTTCCCAATCATTAGGAACTACAATATATTCGGTAGAATCAAATTTTACAATATCACTAGCAGATAAAGAATAAAGATATTTCCAAATATAACCATCCCCACTTGTTCCTGCTGCTGAAGGTTCTAAATCAGTAAAAGTCGGTTCATCTTTAGATTTATTACCTGTTAAATTTGTGCCACTTGATCCATTCTCAATACAAATATAAACATTAAAATCACTATTAACTACAAAATAATTAGCATCATATAATCTCGCAGTATCTGAAATAGGGGCTTTATTATTAATACTATAATCTTGTCTATACATATCATACGCAACATTACTTTGCCATTGCGTTTTAGGTACAACTCGTCTTATATTAGTACTATTAATTCTTTTTCCAAAAAGAGAAGTACTTCCATATTGCCATTCATAACTAAAATTATCAATAGGATTGGGAGGACCTGAACTAGAAGTATTCCAATCTGATGTTCTCCCAAAACCTGGGTTAGGAGTTGTAGGATTACTTAAACCTAGAAATACATAATAAGAATTATTAGTATCCAGTACAGAACCTACAAAATTACCAGCGTTAGATATTCTAAATTGATCTGTGACTACAGCAGACATATTAATTAGTTTTTAGGTATTTATAAGAGTATTATGAATAGAATTTATCCAAAGCTCCAGTATCTCTTAAACCAATACCTCTTCTTTGAATAGATGGGAACGTAGTTAATCCTGAATCAACAGTTAATCCAGTTACTGCAATCGCCACTGGATTATTTCTTGTAAGAGAACCAGATAATCTACCCCATGAGAATCTACCAACTGCATCCATCGAACTTCCTGTGGAAGTAAGACCAACTATTTGAGGACTATCTATTACATTACATGTAATAACTCCTGCATTAGCACCATCATCCCATGGTTCGAAAGATACATTATAGATATTATCTAAAAATGTAGTTCCAATACCAACTACTCTATCATTTGCATCATAAATTGAAGTTACACCAGTTCCTATTTGTGTATTGGAAATGTAAATAGGATAATTAATATTTAAATCACTATATCCTGTGCTATTTTTATATAAATTAAATTTCAGTGCTAAAGATGTGCCATTACCTGTAGTTGTTCCAATACCAGTAACAATTCCAGAGAAACCTTTAACAACTGTTATATTTTCAACTAACTCAGAATCAAATGGTGGGAAAGATGCTAAAACACTTGGAACAGCACTTTGAGTGTATCCCCAACCAACATTGGTAGTAGTAATTCCAGTTATTACACCATCAGTTAAAGTTGCTGATACAGCAGCTGTAGATCCTATTCCCACAGTTCCATCTGACTGTAAAAATGTACCAATACCAACAGTAGGAATACCAACAGAAATTGTAGCAGATGCATATCCACTACCACCATCAACAATATTAATAGATGAGATAGTACCCGTATCCGAAACAGTAGCAGTTAAGGTAGCAGCAACTCTATTGGTATTTCCAACAACTCTTCCTTCAGCCGGAGTGGATCCTGTTATCTTATTTTCTTCATTAAATAAATCAACATTATCTACAAATATTTCATTATCTGTAAGTGATAATTTACCGATAATTTTTGCTGTTGGGAAAATTAATGGTTCTAGACTATCTCTTGATTTAGAAATAATTCTACCATTAATTACCTTATCAACTTTTTGTTTTGACCAATTTAATGACTTTTGTTCACTAGTAATGCCAGGTCCACCATATAAATTACTTTCTATAGTATCAGACGTTCTAAGAGATTCTACTATTCTAGATTCTTGATTAAATCTAGCATTTAAAATTCTATCGAGTTGAACATCATCACCCACTTTTATAGAAGGATATATATTCGCCGTTAATGAAGAATCTGATTCGGAAGATCCTCTATAGAAGAATATAGAAACATCATCCTCAGTATCGGGTGCTTCTGTAAATACAAAAGAACTTCCCCCTTCAAATTTATAAGCAATCTCAGGTTCTTGTATAACCCCATTTATAACAATCAATAAACAATTTGATAAATTAACTTTTCTAAAACTAGTTGTCTCAGAAACTTCAAAACTTAAAAGTTCTCCATCATATCTCAATTCAAATCTCTTACGTGAACCATTCTGTAAGTCTTTTATAGAGTCAATATAATCAAACTGACCAAATTGCCAAGAACTAAAAGTATCGGAATAAGTATCTAACACTGTCAACTGAAATTCGGATACTGGAGAGGTTAGACCAGAAGCAGTTACTAATCCCACAGGAGTAAATACATCTCCTTCCTTAAATCCATATCCACTTCTTGAAATCTCCCAATTAGTAACTTCAAAATAAGTAGAAGAAGCACCTACAGTAGAACCTGAACCAATTTCTACGTTTAATAATAAACCAGTTCCAGTATCAGTAGTTGTACCAATTCCTAATCTAGAAACTCCAGTAACTTCTAAGTCACTATAAGATGCAGAAGGAATATTTAAATAAGGATTTACATAATCTGTTCCACCAGCACCAATAGTGAATATTAAAGTACCTCCTATCCCGACTGTGGCAGTGACATTTGCACCAGATCCTTGATTAGCTCCTACATTTGCTGTTAAAGTATCAGAAGTATATGCAGTAATAGCAGTTATAAGACCAGCAACTGGATCCGTTGCTCTAGGATAAGTATGCTCAGTTGCATAATCATCTTTTGAACATGTAAATGTTAGAGATCCTGTTCTAATTCCCACTTTATCGGCAGTAGTAAGACCGTGATTAGGAATTGTTAAGACTAAATTTCCACTAGAAGGTGTATAGGATGCACTTTGGGCAGTAAATGCTGCACCGACCCAACTATTAGCATATAAGGTAGTAGATATAGCACCTACGAATTTATGAGTATAAGAAACATCCGTTACGGCAATAGCAACACTAGATCCTCTATATCCAGAACCAAAAGTAGCCTTACCATACCATGGCATAACAGAACCACCTTGAACATAAGTATGAGGAATTGAATTAACACCAACATTGGTT